CATCCCTGCGCCCGAGGAAGCGCTGCCGACCATTGGCACCGTGACGCTCGCGAAAACAACGCCGTCGGTTGTGATGACTTATGACCTTTACGAAAATCCTATCTATGAGGATGATATTTTATTGCGCAACAAAGTTGCGCATCCGGGTTTTGTACCGGGGGGCGAGCCGCTAGAGGTTCTGCAAGTCGATGGATAAAGTAAATTTATTCATCAACGGAAAAATATATGACGGGTGGAAAGAGGTAGAAATCAAGCGCAGCCTCAAGGCCGCCTCGGGCTCTTTCTCTTTGTCGGTAACGGATCGGTGGACTAGCGAAAAAGCCCCCTGGATAATTGCCCCCGGCGACGTGTGCGAGCTTACGATTGCCGACGACAAAATTATAGCGGGCTATGTGGATAGCGTGAGCCCTGCGCTCGCAAAAGATAGCACATCGATTGCGGTTGCCGGGCGTGATAAAACTGCCGACCTTATCGATTGCTCGGTGGAATACTCCAAGGGGGAAATTGCGGGGGCCACGCTCACGCGCCTTGCGCAGCTTTTGTGCGCGCCCTTTGGCGTGTCTGTGGTGGCCCCATCGTCGACGGGCGCGGTAATCGATATTTTTAAAATTCAGCAAGGCGAAACTGTTTTCGAGGCGCTCGACCGTGCCGCCAAAAAGCGGGGGTATTTGCTTACTACCGATGGGCTCGGCTCTTTGGTAATTACTCGGCCCGGCACTCAGCGCGCGACGACGCGGCTTGAGCAAGGCATAAACATTTTATCAGGGAGCGCGGTTTTTGATTTTAAAAATCGATTTTCAAAGTACACCGTCAAGGGGCAGGATTTCGGGTGGAATAAAGAGGTTGACCCGGCTTTCGCCTATAAGACGATAGCGACCGCAACCGACCCGAGCGTTAAACGGCACCGCCCGCTTGTGATTCAATCCGAGCAGCTCACAAATTTAAACGATGCAAAGCAGCGCGTGAATTGGGAGGCGAGCGTGCGCGCGGCGCGAGCTTCAAAATTTAATATCGTGGTGCAGGGTTGGCGGCAGGGTGACGGCTCACTGTGGCGGCCGAATCAGCTTGTGCTATGCCGGGCCGACCGCATCGGGCTCAACGGCGAAATGCTTATTACCGATGTGAGCTATACGCTCGGGAGTGACACGGGCTCGACGACGACGCTTGCGCTTGAGCGCAAAGACGCTTACGCGCCTGAGCCCGAAGTGCCCGAGAAATCCGACCCGCTTGTACAGGCGATTAAAAAAGACCCCGGTTTCCGCAGGGGGCCGCAATGACGCTGGAAATGATCGAGAAATATATAGGCCCGCTCAAACGCCGCGTGCTGCAATCGGTGGCTCGCGCCGTTATAACCGCGATTGCCGACGACAAGGGTTTGCAGAAATTGCAGGTGGAGCTGCTCGCCGATGAGCTACATAGCAACGTCGACCGCGTGCAGAATTATGGTTTTACTAGCGCACCCCTCCCCGGCGCTGAGGGTGTTTTTCTATCGGTCGGGGGCTCGCGCGAGCACGGGGTTATTATTGCCGTGGATGACCGCCGTTATCGATTGAAGCCGCTCGCTCCCGGCGAGGTTGCCTTGTACACCGATGAGGGCGACAAAATCCATTTTAAGCGCGGCAACAAAATTGAAATAAATTCTGGCGCGGAAATAAATTTGATTGCTGCTAGCAAAGTCACCGTGACCGCTCCCGATGCGACGGTGACTTGCACAAACGCTACCGTCACGGCTAGCACCAAGGCGACCGTCACAGCCCCCGAAATTGATTTGACGGCTGCCACAAAAGTGCAAGCGACGACGCCGCTGCTAAATGTTTCCGGCGTTATTTCCTGCTCGGGCATAGCCACGGGCGGCGGCGTTGCCACCCCTGGGAATGCCACGATAAACGGCAGCCTTTCCGCAACCGGCGACGTGTCGGCTGCGGGCGACGTTGAGGATGGCGCGGGCTCGATGCAAGAAATGCGCGACACTTACAACACCCACACGCATCCCGAAACCGGCGTCACGACGGGCGCGCCCAATGAGCCAATGAGCTGAGGAAATTATGAGCGACGTTGCATTAGTTTATTCAGGAAATTATTTTGATATTTCCATCGTAAAAAATGATTTGTTGCTCGATGAGGGTTTGCAAACCGCCGTTGCTATTTCTCTTTTCACCGATAAGCGCTGCCGCGTTGAGGAGCTACCTAGTGCGGAAACCGACCGGGCCGGTTGGTGGGGCGATATGTTTGCGGATTTGGAGGGCGATCAAATCGGCTCAAAGCTTTGGCTTTTGCGCCGCGAAAAACAGCTCCCCTCAACTTTAGTGCGGTATGAGGAATACGCCCGCGAAAGCTTGCAATGGCTCATTGATGATAAGGTAGCCTCTGCCGTTACCGTGAGCGCGAGCTACCCGGAAACCGGGCGGGTTGATCTCCTAATTTCTATTCAACGGCCGCAAGGTGCGGTATCGTTTAAATATAGCTTGAGCTGGAATGCGGAAAGTGCGAGGGAGTAATGCCATTTTCACGGCCGACACTGGCCCAAATTGTTGATAGGGCCAAACAGGATTTAGAGGATAAGCTCACGGGCTCAAGCCCCGTGCTGCGCCGCTCGGTAATCGCCGTGCTCGCCCGCGTTATTGCCGGGGCTTCGCATTTGCTGCATGGGCATCTTGACTGGCTGTATCGCCAGCTTTTCCCAACTCTTGCCGATGAAACTGAGCTTTTGCGATGGGGTGCAATTTGGGCCGTTGAGCGCAAGCCCGCAAGCTTTGCCGAGCGTGATGTGCTTTTTTCCGGTTCGATTGGGGCCATCATTCCCCCCGGCGCGGAATTGCAGCGCTCGGATGGCGTGCTTTATATGGTCGACGTGGGCGGTACTTTTGTGGGCGCTACCTTGCAGCTCAAAGTGCTTGCCGTTGAGGCCGGTGAAGCTGGCAACGTCGACACGGGCGTTATTCTCTCCCTCGTAACTCCCATTACGAGCGTAACGAATGAGGCCCCCGTGCAGGCGGCTAACGCGATTGATGGGGCCGATCAAGAGGATATTGAGGCATATCGGGAGCGCGTGCTTTTCCGCATCGCTAACACTCCTCAAGGCGGCACGGCTGCCGACCATGTGCGATGGGCTTTGGAAGTTGCGGGGGTAACGCGCGCGTGGCCGTTTCCGAATTTTTTGGGGCTCGGTACGATGGGGCTTGCCTTTGTGCGTGACGGTGACGTGTCGATTATTCCCGACGCGGGAGAAATTGCACAGGTGCAAGATTACATCGATGAGCGCCGCCCGGTGACTGAGGATTTTACGGCGTTTGCACCGGCAACGCTTTCCGTACCTTTTACGATTGATTTGCTGGCCGACGACACGGCCGATATTCGCGCCGCTGTGATAGCCGAGCTTACGGATTTATTTTTGCGCGAGGCTTCCCCTGGCGGCACCATTCTGCTTTCCCATATTCAAGAGGCCATTTCGATTGCGGCCGGGGAAACCGATCATATTTTAACCACGCCGTCGGCTAACGTAGTGGCACCGGCTGGCACGATTGCTGTGCTGGGTGCGTTTACTTGGACGTGATAAATGCTATCGCTTGAGGAGTATAGAAAATTTTTACTCAACTTGCTCCCGCGCGGGCTAGCATGGCCGCGTGAAACTACCGCGTTTATATTTAAGTGCATCGAAGGAATATCGATAGAGTTTCACCGCGTTCAAATTCGCGCGGATATTTTGCGCGAGGAGAAAGACCCGCGCACCACAACGGAATTATTAGAGGAGTGGGAGGCCGTTGTTGGCATTCCCGACGGCTGCGCCCCGCCCGCTCCCACACTAGAGCGCCGTCGCGCCGATGTGCTGGCGCGCCTAACACAAGCCGGGGCGATTAACATACAATTTTATATCGACTTTGCCGCCTCGCTAGGTTTCGATATCACCATTACTGAGTACCGCCCCTTTGTTGCGGGCTCAAGCGCGGGCGACCCGCTCACTAATGGCGATTGGATTTTTGTATTTTTAGTCACCGGCCCAATAGAAACTATCAATTATTTCTCGGCCGGAATAAGCCAAGCGGGCGACCCCCTGGCAAATTGGGGAAATCAGTTTTTGGAATGCGCAATAAATAAAAGGAAACCGGCCCACAC